AATCCAGCGAATAGAGACTTGCCCAGAGAGAGTAATTGCTTCTGCGTTTGCAAGTTTGTAATATCTAAAATACTGGTTACCGATAGCACCATAAGCAGAGTTAAGAGAAATCTTCTTTGCCATTTGGATGTTATTACACCGTGCAATCTCTTTCTCAAGTGCCTTGGTTGGTGTCTTTTCATACTCCTGCTTTGCTTGAAGCATTTTCTTCTTGAAGATCACACGGTCACCATACATCTTCTCCATGAGTTCTGGAAGAAACCCACGCACATCCTTACGATACATTGCACCGTTGGCACATACCGCATTGTCTTTGTACAACTCAAAGTTTATCTCTTCATTAAGTATTTTATCAACTGTTGCTGTTGGGTGTCTCTCATCCAAGAGCGTCTCTGGTGAGATGTTGTACTGCATAATAAGATGAGGATACAGACTGTTAAGGTCAAAAGACACAACCCAATCATACTTTCCAGGAATCGGTTCCTTGACGTATGCTCCTGCATATTTTTCGTTTTTATCCGAACGAATCTTTGGTGGAATAACAATATCACGTTTCTTGAGATAGTTGTAGATAATATTATCCCACATGCGAACCTGATAGAACACATCGGCATAATTGACCTTTGCGTCATATGCCATCGTCAGTGCAAGTTCAATCAGTTTCATCTTGTCTTCCAGACGGTCAACAAGTTCTACGTCAACGATGTTATATTCAATAAACTTTTGCCACCCTTTGGTATAGAAGTCTTTGAAGGTATCAAACTCACTGTGATCAAGTTTCTTTTGACCAAGTTCTACCTCAGCTATGTAGTCAAGACGGTATGATTCTTGTGCCTTATATGTAAACTTCTTATACAAATCAAGGTAATCAAGTTGAGTCAGTCCACCAACATCAAAGGTAACCTGCTTTCTACCCTGCACATAGACCTCTCCCTCGGTCACAAGACCCCAGTTGGAGAATCTCTTCATTAACTTCTCTCCAAGCACCCTGTTGAGGCGCTTACAGATGTATGGGATGTCAAACAGTTGGATGTTCCACCCAGTCACCACATCAGGAACATCCTGCATCCAGTGATTGATGAAGTGGTTCAGCAGTTCGTGCTCTGTAGGACAGTGGTGATAAGTAACATTCTTTTGCTTGTTGACAAAAGGTTTTACTCCCCAAGTAATAATCTGTTTTGTGGTGTAGTCCTGAATTGTAATCGCAAGAATCTCTTCTGATGCAGACTCTACATCAGGAAATCCTTGTTCGGCAGTAGTTTCAATATCAAGAGTGACAAGTTTGATTTGACTAATATCAAACTTGATTTCATCTTCTGGATACTTTTCAGAAATATATTGATAGATGTACCTATCATTTCCATAAATTGGAAATCCGTCAACCTCATCATATTTTTTATAGAACTCACGACAATCCCTCACAGTACCAGGTTTGACTGGTTCTACAGGTTCGCCATTTAGAGTTTTATACTTCGATTCTTTTTTCGACTTTACAAATAATGTTGGAAAAAATTCATCCCTATGTTCATATCTTTTACCATTATCAACACCACGAACCAAAAACTGGTTCCCAATCAACTGAACATTAGTGTAGAATTTCATTTAATAAGGTCGTTGTACTTTTCAAGCAATACTGGTCTGGGATCAGCAAGAGTAAGAATCTTATCTGATGATATCATAAAAGTGTTTTCATTGGTACACTTTACCAACCAAGGAGACAGGGTTTCATCTGTTTCCAATACAAATGGTTCTACCAACTTACAGTCTGGTTCACCAATATCAGCACCAACTTCTTCAATCTGCGAGACCAGGATCTGCTGGTTGGTCAGCACTATCAGTTTCACCAATTTCTTGTCCATTTTTCAGAATGTCCTCCTTGTACATTTCGTAAATTTTTTCCGTTGGGGTAACCATTGTGACTACCCAATCAGTAGAGATCGGAATGGATTTCTCTCTTGCAAGAGGAGCCCACGGATACATTGTAACAGAGAACTCCGACTTTTTCTCTGATTTGGAATTAGTCTCCTCTGGAGTCAAATCGGTTTTGTTTACCAGTTTAACAACACAAGGTTTTGTCAGAAAATATCCAATTACTTTTTCATCTGAAGAAACCATCTCACGGACATCCGCGATCACATCTTCTCCAGACTTTAGTACCAAAACTTTAATGGTCATAACACATTCATTCCTTCAGTCATTTTAGCAATAAAAAAGAGGGGAGTCAACTGGATTTTGCCAGTATCCCCTCGTGGCATAGCGCCGACGATATTCAGTTCTATTTAGAACCAATCTTTACGTTGATGATGCTCTGGGACTATTTTCCCAAGTACGATCCGTAGAAGTCCGTCTTCAAATGTGACTTCCCTGATTTCTGTGTCGTCGGATAAAGTCCAGACTCGTTTAAAACTTCTTTGAGCCAGTCCCTTGTGGACAAAGGTTTTCTCCGACTCTGTATCCTCTTTTTGTCCTTCGACAAAAAGTTTTCCATACTCCGTGAAGACATAGACCTCCTTCTTCTTAAATCCTGCAAGAGCAATCTCTAAATGAGATTCAACATTATTTACCTGAATAAGATTGTATGGTGGATAATTTGATGTAGTTTCGTGAAGGGCAAACAGACGATCAAAGTATTCGTCCATGCCAATGCTGTGCTTGGTGATCTTATCCATCAAGGCAGGAAGATCCGCAGCAGAATACCTCTGAATGTTCATTATGGTAGCTCCTTATTAAAGCGAGTTTGTGTTTTGTGGACCCTTACGGCATCCACTACTAATTATACAAGAAGACAAAAAAAGAGGGGTAGTGAACCCCGTATTTTTTTATTCGGTTATCAGAAGAACTTTGTAGTCGCAAGTCCACCCAATGCTGGTTTCATCAAGGGATTCGAATCGGCAAGGAACTTATTCCAGGCAGTGCTATCAGAACCCTCAAATGGAATAGCAGTCTTATGTGTTCCATTGAATTTTAATCTCTTAATCCGACAAAAGTCATTATAGAGAAACACATAACGCGCAACAGCAGGTTCATTTCCCTTATATACACCATTTCCCTGAACAATATCAGATTGTTGAAGATTTCTGGCATCCGGATCAAATGCTTGAGCAGCTGCACCATATTCTGTGAAGAACCATTTCATCATCAAAGAGAATGAATCAATATCATTCTTTTTATCCACATCTTCAATATAAGGGCAAAAGGTTTTCAAAAATAGGGCACCTGCAACAGTAGCGTTTCCCTGAACTTCTTTAGCACATTCCCATTTTGTAAATGCATTAAGATACTTGCTAGTGTACTCACGACCAGCAAGACGAATTGCTGTGCTTAAATAAGAATGCGAAGGACATGCAAACTTGGCACCATCAAGAGTTCCAGCAATACCAATGCGAAACGGTTCAAGATATTTGAACAGATTTACTGCCCAATCTTCTTTTGCATAATATGCAGATTTAAACTTATCATCACCAGTTTGATTGGTACGATAATTACAATCAGTATTGTGGTCAAGAGATTCGATACGAATCATTTCAGCATGTGAAATATTCTTACGATGAAGTTTTAGGGAAATAACAACCCTTGCATTAGGATCACGTCCACAAGCATATCTCTTTGATGCGCGGTTATTCCCTTTAGTCAAAACAACCGTAAGTTCTGGTCGGCAATATGCAGACAAAGTATCTGCTGCATCATTTGAGTATCCACCACGATTTTCAATATGACGTTTTTGGTTACCATACCGAAGTTCATCAATACGATTATAAGTAGGATCACTCCAAAGATCGCCTACTCGACCAGAACATATAACTGTGGATCCCTCTGCAATGTCTCCAGAGTTATACTTTTCAATTATATCTTCCATAAGAGGAAGACCGTCTGGAGCATTGTCTACCGTTCCAAAACTTTGCAAATACTCTTTTGTCTTTTCGTCTACTTTGTTCTCATAACATTTATAGACGCGAAGCAATTCCTTAAATGCCATTTTAGCCTCCTATGTTTTTGCTAAATTTAAGTTGTGAACCATCGACCGTGTTTGTGGGTTATGGTCGATATGGGTACTATAGTAAAAAAAGAGACCCTTGTCAAGGGGTCTCTCTGATAGTAGCGTATATTCCGTATGTAGCGTGTCGCGCACGAAAGAGCGACAGTATTATTTAGTTACCAAAATGGATTTATGTCATAATTGAAATATTCAAAGTCTTTTTGGAAGTTTTTCTGTACCCAATCAATCATTTTAGGAGTATATACTTCAGAATAATTTCTATTATAGTTCAAAAAATTAATTTTGTACTTGTGAATATCTGTTATATTAAAATCTTTCTCAATCTTATCTAAATCGGTTTCCATTTTATAGATTCTATCTACACGAATCTTTCCAGTTTTGTCAATCAAATAGTCTACTTGATTTGTTTTATTTGTAAAAACTTTATGAGGTAATTGATTCAGAAGCAAATTGATATATTTTGACTCAACAAATTTTTCAAATGAAACATTCGTGAATGGCAATTTAAAAAAGTCAACAATTCTATTCATCTCATGATACCACGATAAAAATCTGGTATATGGATTTCTAACGATTGTAAAAATTTTTTGATCTGTTACTACTCCAACATCTTCCCAAAAATAAAGAGGTGCATGTTTTACAATATTGCACCCCTTAATTTGGTTTATGAATGGTAAGAGAATTTGTAAATTTGCACTTGACCAAAATTCATCCCAATATTCGTTTCCTCCATACTTGACACATCTTTCATTAGGAAAGATGTGCATCAAGTTTGTTCCAGATGTTTTGGGAATATGAATGAAACACCACTCGTCATCAATGACAATCACTCGGTTTCTACTGCTTTACCCTTCTTACCGATATTGTACTTTTGTTCCAACACCCAATCATTCTTATCCTTGTACGCAAGAACTTTGATTTGATTCAGAGGTGCGATATCAAGTACAGAGTCTTCTTTGATTATCGTAATAAGACCCCAATCAGCAAGTAAGCGAGCGATGCGATTACGACGCTGAACATCATTGATCGTAAGATTGGCATGTTTACCATCCAGTGCAAACAGTTCTTTGAAGTGGACGATATAATATCTACCTTGCTTGTGCAGAATATGGCAAGATTGATAGAGTTTCTTTTCCTTGCGTGATGCAACTCCGATGCGGGTTAAAGTCTCACGAACTTTCAAAAAATCATCTGGTTCGTTAAGAACCACTTCTACCATTTGGTCTTGAGACCACTCTACGGTCGGTTCTACAGTCATTTCGATCCTCCAATATCAAGTCGTTGTTTAATAAAGTTAATTTGTTCTTGTGTAAGAATTTTCAGAGCTTGAGATGCTTTTTCATTACTATATCCATAATATTGTTTGACACATTCTAAGTCTGTGACCTTTTCTTTGCGGAGCCAGGGAGAGAATCTCTTCTTTTTCCTCAAAGTATTTAGGAAAAACAAATATTGCATATCTTTATCCAGGAAATGATACTTGTTCATTTCATTAGCAAACATTACACAATCCAAATGTCCTGATAAACAACGGTTAATAATATAAGGAGGATATTCTTTTGCGTGTTCAGTCAGATCTTCTTTAGTAAAGTTGATTGAGTTTAACCAGTCTTTCAGTTCCATTATCTAATAATTTGAATGTCATCGTTTTCTGTCCAGAGTTCAACCTTTGTTCTGAACCTACCTTCTTCTTTGAGTTTTTCGTATCTCTTTGTTGCCTTTTTCTTCCACCAAGCAATAATATTCTCCAAGTAAAACTTATCCCAGTTTGGACCACGAAGAAGTTCAGTCTGTTCTCCAAGAATTACTTCACGTACATTTGAGTATCCATAGTCGGAAATATAAAATCTTTTCTTTTGAGTTAACCCAAATGCAGTTTCAATTACAGAGTTAAAATAATCTAACTTGTCTTGATCATGAAGAGAGTTTTTGATAATTGAAATCATTTTTGTTTGTCTCTTCATCTTTTTAGATGATGCTTTGTTGTCAGTTAGTGGAGTGTTGTTATTGAGTAAAGTAAATCTATCATGAAGACGATGAAAAACTTCTTCATGCAATAGAGGTAAAAACTTACTTTCAGTTAAACCCTTGTATCTCATAAATGGTTTAAGTCCATCATACTGTGAGGCATCTGTGGTAGACCCGTAAAGCGATGTTGTTTCAAATAGGGCAATGTCCTTGTCAAAGACTTCATTCAATATTTCACGGGCAAAATGAGAGACACAGAAGAGTGCTAAAAGTTTACCACCAAGATAATTGTACCCAAATGGTTGTGATGGAACTATTACAAATCCCATTGCTGCATGGCGGTTAAAGATAGAAAGATCCGGTGCCTTACCAAGCCACTGATTTCTTGGTTTTGAATTAATTGTGGGAGATCCAAATCGAATAAATCCAAGAACTTTTTGAGTATTCTTTTCATAAATCATCCAACGCAGTTCTCTGCCTGGAATATTAGATTCATTATTATGAGAAGAAACTGCGTTTAAGAGGTTGTTATAGTGTTCATGAGGGATAGAGTGATTAAATCTTTTTCCAACAAATTTGACATCAAATTCCATCTCACTGGGATGAATATCTTCATTAAAGAAGTTATCCGAGAGAGGGTACATTTGACTTGTCTTGGATATTAACTCTTTTTTCACATATCGAAGATAATCTTCAATAGAGGTAAAATTTTCAAAGTAATTAATAAATTCATCAGCAGCCCAGATAGCATCATTATCATTTAACTTCATATTCTAAAAGTGCCGCAAAACCTTCAGTTAATCTTAACACAGATCCAGCCATAATACGATACCCTGTACCAACATAGATCTGTCCGAGCAATACAAACAGAGTCATAGCACTCCAGAAGTAGTAATACATTCTAGACTTCATTTGTCTGGACTTTTTCATTTAAATTCGCACTCCACCATTAGTTCGGTTAGACAGGCAAGCATATTTATCTCTTGATCTGCTACGAATGCCGACTGATACTGATACTTAGCAAGCACAAGCACAGCAGCAGGAATGCTATTGTTTTCAAGGGATGAATAAAGAGCATCGTAAATACGACGCAGCAATACAGTAGTATCATTATCCAAGTTAGATACCACCCACTTCCGAACTTCTGGGAAGTTCTTTTCTTTAAGGTTTTTAAGAAGGTCATTTACAGCAACATCAGAGAACGTAGCAAGAATACCAGAATCAATTTTGCCCCCTACTGAATATCTTTGACATTCGTTGAGGACTCGTCGCCAGTCAGGGAAGTGTTTGTTGATAATCTCTGCAAGT